ACTGGAATATGTGATAACGAGCCGTTAATGGCTTTTGCTGAAAAGGCTGCTTTTAATACTCCTCCTTCAAGTAAAGAAGTTATTTCAAGAATTTATGAAGGCTTATTGCCTCATCAAAAATTATTTTGTGATGATATTGAGCATCGTAAAATAGCTTTAGTTTGTGGCTTTGGAGCTGGTAAAACTCACGCTTTAGTCTCTAAAGCTTGCATCTTGGCAGCAATGAATGTTGGTTTTGTTAGTGCTGTCTTTGAGCCAACTTCTCCAATGCTTAGAGATATTTTAATTCGTACTTTTAACGAGCTTCTGGAGCAATGGGAAATACCTTATGAGTTTCGAGTGTCGCCTTTGCCTGAATATAAATTAATTTTTGAAGAAGGAAATCATACGATTTTGCTTAGAACAATTTTGACTTATCAACGCTTAAGAGGTCAGAACTTATGTGCTGTTGGTTTTGATGAAGCAGATACCGTTGGACAGTATGACGCAGAGCAAGCACAAACAATGGCACTTGCCAGATTGAGGTCAGGCAATGTTCAGCAGTTTTATGTTTCTACTACTCCAGAGGGATATGGATATTGCTTTAAAACTTTTGAAAAGGAAGCAAAACCTGATACTGCTTTAATTCGTGGAAGAACAATGGATAATCCATTCCTCCCAGAAGGATTTATTGATTCCTTAAAAGAGAATTATCCACCTCAATTGATAAATGCTTATTTACTTGGGCAATTTACCAACTTAAATACGGGATCTGTGTATTCTCGTTTCTCTAGGAATATTCATGTAAAAGATAAATTGCCTGATTATCGAGATGAAATTTTACGCTGTGGAATTGATTTCAACATAGATAATACAAATGCTGTTGTTGGGGTGCGGGACGGAAATAAGCTCGTCATAATAGATGAAATTGCGAAAGCTCACGACACTGACGCACTAGCGAAAGAGTTGATCAGACGCTATCCCAAAAGACGAATACTCATTTATCCAGATAGCTCTGGGGGGAATCGGTCCACAAATGCACAGAAAACAGACATTGCCATACTCGAAGGTTATGGATTCACAAATCAAAGCCCGAAATCGAACCCACCAATCAAAGATAGAGTCTCGTCTGTTCAAGCTCTTTTATGTAACGGCAAAGGAGAATCAAGGTTGGAGATTAGCTCCAGTTGCAGAACCTTAATCGAGTGTCTTGAATTACAATCTTGGGATGAAAAAACAAACCTACCAGATAAGCAAAATGGGCATGATCATTTCCCCGATGCGCTCGGATATATGGTTTATCGTGAGTTTAATTTGTTATATGCTCGATCAGGAAGAGGAACGGGTATTAGAATTTATTAGCTTTTATCTATAAACTGTTTACATAGTGTCGAGGCTTAATTGTGTATAGCGGCTACAACCATTACAACCGAGAAAAAGCCGCCGCAGGAGTGACGGTAGAAGACCCATGTTTTGCTTGGCAGAATATGGAACCGCATTGGATCTTAAGTGAAGATTTACAAAGCGGAACTTTCGGAATTAGAAAAAAACATAGGAGATATTTGCCTCAAGAGCCAAGGGAATTAGATGATCAATATGACAATCGTTTGGCTCGTTCTGTTGTTCCTCCATATCTGCAACGCATCGAGAAGATGTTAGGAGGAATGTTAGTTAGGAAACCTGTTCGATTAAATGATGTTGGTGATGTCATAAGAGAGCAGTTATTTGATGTAGACCTTCAAGGGAACGATCTAAATGTATGGACTTATGAAACAGCACGATTAGCAGTTAGATATGGGCATGTTGGTGTTTTAGTTGATGCTCCAGCCGCAGGACAAAAAGGTCGTCCATATTGGGTGACTTATACCCCTAGAGAGATTCTTGGTTGGAGGACAGAAGTTATTGATGGGATGCAGAAATTTACACAGCTAAGGCTTTTAGAAAAAGTATTTGAAGCAGATGGTGATTATGGAGAAAAAGAAGTTGAGCAGGTAAGGGTATTAACGCCAGGAGCTTTTGAGATCCACCGCAAAAATGAAAAGAGTGGTGAATATGATTTATATGAAGAAGGAACAACATCATTGACAGACATTCCTTTTGCTGTTGCTTATTCAAACAGGGTGAACTTTATGGAGTCACGCCCACCGATGGAGGATATAGCAGAATTAAATTTAAAGGCATATCAAATTCAATCTGACTTGGATAATCAGCTTCATATCAGTGCTGTTCCGATGTTGGCCTTTTTTGGCTTTCCTCAATCAAGTGAAGAAGTAAGTGCTGGACCAGGAGAAGCAATTGCCTTTCCTGCCGAAGGTAAAGCTGAATATATAGAGCCAGATGGTAAAAGTTTTAATGCACAATTTGAGCGTTTAGACCGCCTTGAAAAGCAAATAAATAATCTAGGTTTAGCGGCTGTGTTAGGACAAAAATTATCCGCAGAAACAGCAGAGTCAAAACGAATAGACCGATCTCAAGGAGACTCAACAATGATGGTCGTTGCACAGCAGATACAGGATATGATTGATAACTGTCTTCTGTTCCATGCGAAA